TCAACCAATTCCAATTTCCCATTGGCTTTGCGTTTTGGCATTTTGCCAATGTTTCTATAAGCTTCTATGCTCATTGCTGTTTCATCTATTCTTTCCTTGCTATAACCGGCTATCTTCAAGTCACTCAAAGCAACAACTGCTCCAAAATCCAACAAGTACGCTTGTTTTATTCTATGGACTGTGTAATTTATAGTGTTCATTTTGCACCAATACCTGGACAACCTCTTAGTAGAGGGTGATGATTTGTCATAAACATGTCCAGGCTCAGGTAAAGTGCGACTCTCGACCCCACCAGACACGTGGGTCTTGTCTCCTGTATTGTGAATCAAGGGTTTTGACAATAGTGGTCCGCACTTCACAGCATTACCTTTGGCCTCAAAAACTAAGTCCTTGGCTGTGCTCACTAGCATTGGTCGACACTCAGGTCTCTCTGCTGTGACTTCATCTCCTTGAACTAAAGTTTGTGTCAAAGTGCGGTTTAATCCCAAAGGGTCCGCATTTGCTGTGTCTGCGTTTGAATGCTCATCTAAAACAGTGTGTTCAGGTGAAACCAATGAAACTTGGGGCAATTGATTGTTGTGAGTGAAAACCCAATCCCAATATGGACGCATGAAAGCTGCGACATGTTGGAAATTGCGCCAATTTCTCCTGCCTGGATTTTCCGGTGGATTCAATGTTGATGGTTGGCTTACACTGGCTTGATGCACGTCTTGCCCTCGTATGCGAGGGTACCATCGCGTGGCCATCATATAACTGTCAGTGTGCTCATTCCACACAGAAATTCCAAACTTTGTACGATAAGTTGACTCCAAACTACAAAGATTTCCAATCAAATTCATCAAAATAGCTGTGTTTGCGTTGTGATCTGGCAAATTGTCCAACACTGTCTCCATAGGTCCATGAACATCTCTAACTCTGCCTAACTGTAAGCATGAATACATGTTAACTGATCTGTGTATCTCGTCACTAATAGTAACCTTGATGTGTTTTTCACTGGCAATTAATTGTGGAAAGCGGCAACATCGGTGGCATCTTGTTTTCACAGTAACAAGTTTTTCCCAACCTCTTCCTGCATCAAGGCCTTCCGCAATTGTTGGTGTACACCGCACGCACAAAGGTTGGCGCGCGTCACCTTCAAAGGGCAAGTTGTCAGAACTGAAAGAGTCCGAATTCCGGCGTTTCCAAACTGCACGACCTAAATATAGGACAAAACAGCCTACGCCAATTCCTGCACTTACCTTCGCTACAGTGTAAGTGGAGGGGAGACGTTGCCAACCAGCACTCAGGCATAGCTGGGCTCCCGAAATGGAAGCATAAAACCGTGTTTGTGTAAATTGTTCAAAAACCCACATTGAAACAGAATGTAGGTGTGCCCGCACCTTTTCACGCAGGCTCAATTTATCACACACTTTGACAACTATCTCATGCACGTTTCCGCTGAACGGATCGTCACACAAGATCTTGGAAGCCACTTGGCACAAACAGTGCTCTAGCTCAGGATACGCTTTGTCCACCTCCTCAGCTGTTTCCAGGGCCACAGGAGCCAACTCAGAAACAAAGTTGACGGCGCTTGCTGCAGCTGTAAAAGATGGTAAGATTTTCAAAGCTAATGCTTTCTCAGAGAGAATTGAACTAATGCGGGGTCCATGTCCGATACGACCAAAAAGAAAAGTCATGGCGTCACATTGATCTCGTGTATCCCTCCTCAGGGGGTGGAAGATTCACCACCACTCGGTACCACCATCCCGAATGGCTGTCTTCGTCTCAGGGGAAATCCCCTTACGTCTGGGGCCCTCACGGATGAGAGCCTCTTCGGTGAACTCCAGTGACTAAATCGTCACCAGCGAAAC